GCACGCACTATCGCAGTCGGTGCGACCCTTGTATCAAAAGGAATCTACGACCACGACCACCTGTTCCCAAATGGCAATCAGGCGGCTATACTAAAAAAACCACATGCGAATTGTGTGGGTTTAGATCCAGGTATGTGGCACAACTGCTGGTGTATCACGTGGACGGTGACATGAACAATGTCCATGTGCGCAATCTACGCACTATCTGTCAGAACTGCGTGATACACGTGAGTCGATCTAATCTACCGTGGCGGTCTGGGGATCTTGAACCAGACCTGTGACCTGGCGATACAGATCGTCTAAGCTGGCATTGTTGGTGATAATGTGATCAAACTCTGTACCAATCCAGGCAGTTTCGCTCACATGTACGTTGAATTTGTCCAGCTTGACCTGGGCCCAGCTGTGTTCAAGTGTGGGGCTGGATTTTTGATTGACCATCTCTGCGAACCGATACCATTCTGGTTCTGGCCCGCGAACTACCCGCACAATCCGGCCACCGGCCCTCTTGATGCTGAGTATCTCGTTGGGGAAACGGCAATCTGATATCACTATGCTGTCACTGCTGGTACGCAGTTTGTTTTCCAGGCTGGCGATCCAGATATCATCGTGGAAGTTTTTCCTGCATACTTCGGTTCCCCAGTATTGCAGAACCCATCTGGGCGTGATCGACATGCCCAATCGTTCGCTCCACCATGCATCTGGTTGTTCGCGCCACTCTCGGCTCTGCTTGGTGCGTCCTTCCAGCATGTTGCGATCCCAGCCAAACACAGCGGCCACAGAATCTTTTAGAGTATTGGCAAAACTTTCACGTCTAAACTCGTGTATGTTCACCAGGTAGTCGGCTATGGTGTCTTTGCCCGAGCCTTGGAACCCAACCAGGCCTATTATTAGAGGGTTTTTATTTGTGTTTACATTTATCACCGTGCCATCTCCCATAATTCATTGGATCTACTTCTGTATTACAATAATAACACATTTTCTTAGGAGCCGCAAGTTTTTCTTGTCTTTTTCTCTCTCGTTGTATAGCCGAATGTTGTTTACCATAGAATCCGTTTTTTTCACCTGGACGTTTTACTTTTTCCTTTAATTCTGTGGCTCTTTTATTGCCGTACAATTCTTCGTATGTTTTGCCTTTGTTGTGTGGAATACGACCCTTAAATCTGCCTGTCATAGTACGCGAATGATTTAATTTTTGTTCTTCTGATTTAGGTTTTCGTAATTTTTTTAATGTTTCTTCGTTGTGTTTTTTATTCTTGAATGTGCCTGGTATATTTTTAAATCTTTCTTTTTGAGATTTACTATTTTTATTTCTTGTAGATTGCGGCACAGGCGGCTGAGACGACTTTAGCAACTCGTACACCCGACCAGTGACTTTGTATCTTTCTTGACCGGGTCCTGTTATATGGGCCATCATTAATGCCGCTTTTACCATCTTATATTTTTCTTGACCGCTAACCATTTTTGTTAGCAATAAATGGCAAATAAAATGTTCTCTCGCTGTAAGCGTTGCTATATTATGTATATTATCATCACCGCCCATGCTTTTAGGAATAATATGATGACGTTCGGTGTATTCGTCTATTAACTGACGATTTTGTGATTGATTAATAATTTTTTGATAACATTGTGTATACTTGTTTTTAATGAACATACAACTATTTATCAATACGAACAGGAAAAGATAATCATGTCAATGCCTTTACATTTAGGTGTCGTAATGTTTTTTGTAATAATTCAATCTGCCGTCTACAATCTTCCAAGGCATGGTGTGTGGTAGCAGGCTTGGGTAGTTCAGGCCATAGTCCAAACACCGTCCTGCTGTCACGCACATTGTAGAACTGCCACGGTATGGGCTTGCCATAACTTTTATAGGCATGTTCTAGAATTGTGCAATCAAATGTTGGGCCTTGACAATACAAAAATTTACTGGTCCAAATTAGTTTGCCTAATTCATCTAGTGCCTGATCTAACGGAATACGATCTTCTTCAGAAAATGCTTCATTTCGTGCCTCAGCAGGTTGTGTCGCCCACCAATTTAAAGTACTATCATCAATGGTTCGATTTTCCTGACTTTCTAATGAAATCCTAGCATAGTAATGTTGTTCATAGTATCCAGTACCTAAAGGGTCAAATGATTGGGCAGCTATAGTTAAAATAGTAGCAGCAGGTGCCACCCCAATGGTTTCGATGTCAATCATTAATGAGCTCATATTGACATTATATGCTAACATTTAAAAAATATCAACCGTTATGGTAAACAAGAGTGTCGATTGCGATACGGGAATATCCACCGACTCTAACAAACTTTATACGATGGCACAAAGATTGCTAGCCGTGTACCACCCAGGTGATTGGCTGGGCTCCATCCACGTAATTTTTAAGATCTTCAACACATTGGTCCATGGCAGCCTGTCCTTCGGTTTTCATGGCAGTACCGTTGAGGGTACCACCACCTTGTGGACCTGCTATGGTACCAAACTTTTCTCTGGCTTCACCGATTATTTTCTTGCAGTTGCCCACCATGTAGTTCCTCATCCACTGTAGTATGAGCGGATCACTCATCATGTTGAATTCAGGCTTGTAGTTGTAGCACCATAACAGCACCGATTCGCCAGTGGCTTTGGGATCACGTATCAGCTGTAATTTTTTGGTAACTGGGTTGAACGTGTAGTTCATGTAGGCACCAAACATGCGCCCGGCCAAGCTCACATACTGGCTGTAAAAATCGTATGTGGCCAGTCCGCCAGCCACGTTGAAATTCATAAGGTACACATTGAGACTGGCCTGACTGAACGGATCAAAATTGCTGGCAAATGGTCCAGTACTGTCACCAAATGTGCGTCGGAAGATCTGTCGCACGCTGTATACTTCTTGTGGCAGTTCGTAGATGTTGACGTTGGCCACCAGTTCCATGAAACTGTAACTTTCCTCGTAGGCGCCTTGCGATCTCTGGCGATAGGTTCCCACTGTGTTCTGATAGGCTGCTTCAAAGTGTTCGGCATCCAGCTCGAGGTCTATGATCTGTCCACCCAGCTGGTACTGCACATATTTGAATAAGTCTTGTTTTTGTGTTTCTAGTGTGCTTTGTGACTGTATGCCCATGATCATGCTCCTATGAGTATATTTATACAGCCAATGGCCTGCTACCAGGCTTTGAGTATGATCAGATTCTCGTTGCCACGTCCATTAAACTGTATCTCGGTACTCTTGATCTCGTTATAGGCTTTGCGAGCAGCCGGTTTGCCCACACTCACGATGCTTTTGATTTGCTCGGCCGGGCGTCTTAGGGTTTTTTGAGAACTGTTGGCCGAATCAAATGCCACCAAACTGTTGCCTTTGACTGTGAAGTTGCCCACATGGCTGTCAGCCACCACATGTATCAGTTTGCGTTTCTTGGTATCGTACAACCAAGCTTCAGTGGCGTTGACCAAACAAGATGGTGCGGCCGATGTCAAATTGAGTTCGGCAAACTCTTTGAGATATTTAAACTTTGAACTGAGTTTTTCTGCACTGACAGCTCGTTTGGCTCTGGGTTTGCGTTCAACTTTCTTGATTTGTACATAGCTGGCGCAGTCGTTGATCACAGTTTCGCAAAATTTCACACAGTTTTTGAGTTGTAGTTTGGTCAGATGGCTATAACCTTCTACCAGGTCACCATCTCGACCTTCCAGCACTGATTGGAATTCACTCAGGCGATCTCGCCAGCGATTGGCTATGGCACCGGTCATTTGCGGTGCTATATTCATGCCACGTATCTGTGCCATGGGTTTGAAGTCAGCACTCATTTTTGCCCCCTGCGTGACAAATTCATCAAACATGCCCTCCAGTTCACCGGCACATTCACTGGCTCGTTCACGCAAGTGATCCTGTATGGTCAGACGTGCCTGAGCTGTTTCAGCTTCGGTCACGGTGCGTATCACTTCCTGTTTGACCCGCAACATGCCGGCTATTTCGGATTCTATCACGGCCAGTTCGGGTTTGGTCAATTCCAGTCCGGCCACGTTCATCCTGCATACCCAGGCCGTGGTTGATCGTATGCGACTGTCTGGAATACCCGACAGTGTCTTGGCTTCGACAGATCGGTCTCTACGTTCCAGCCAAGACACTATCATGCCTTTGGCATCTTTTTTGTCGTAGTGGTAGTTGTACCAGGCAAATGCTTTCAGCATAGCACTGATTCGGTCGCCATCGGTCCGAGTTTGCGTCCAGGTGGGCTCGCCACCGGTATATTTGACGTCGGCACTTTTGGGATTCAACGGCTTGATTGTCTGCGTGTCATGAGATTTTTGAATTTTGACCATAATGTATTTTTTTATAGAGAGCAGTTGTTATTATACCTGGATTGTGATTTATAGTCAATCACCTATCAGGCACGCAAAAGTCAGGTACTGTTCGAGTGTGTTGATCATGTGTTTGGCTGCCAGGTCCAGGTCTTGGTATCGGGAAGTGGTACGATTTAGGCGACGGCATTCCACACTTTCGCGATCTAGATTTGAAAGAGCTGATTCAACCGGTTTCATCATTTTGAGCAGATCGTTACGAGCGCGGCGATTGGACACACGCAGAATCTGCTGTGTGAGTTGTTCTTTGCGTTGTGTCAATTGATTGTCCATACATTATTTTATGACTGATCGGTGTTTTTGGTCAAACAACGCGGTAAATACACTACTATGCCAAGATTATCCATGTACAGGCCGAACCGGACGGCCGATTATCAGTTCTTTGATCGCACAATCAAGGAACAGTTCACAGTGGGTGGTCTGGACATTTATATACACAAATATGCCGGTCCCATCGTGGACAACAGCCCAAATCCTGGCAACAACGATGCCACTTTACCGGTCTACGATACTACCAATCCCTTGTTCATAGAAGATCTACTGTTGTTGGAAAACCGAGATCGAGCCTATGAGCCCGATGTTTATGTCATGCGCGGTGTGTACCGACAACAGGATATTGATTTTGATCTCACGCAATTTGGCCTGTTCATGAACAATGATACTTTGTTTATCACGTTTCATTACAACTACATGCTGGATGCTTTTGGTCGTAAACTGATGTCGGGCGATGTGTTAGAACTGCCCAATCTCAAAGATTACTATCCGTTGGATCCTACCATACCGCTTCCGTTACCCAGATATTATGTGATACAAGACGCGGCCTATGCCAGCGAAGGATTCAGCCAGACCTGGTTACCACATCTGTGGCGAGTCAAGGCCACCCCCATGGTCAATGCACAGGAATTTAATCAGATCACCAACAAGCCATTTATGCCCGATAATATCTGGGATCCTGGAAACTTTTATCCCGGAGGCGATATCGTGAATGATGGTGACAGTTACTATCGAGCTGCGGGCAATGTACCGCCCGGCACAGCGATCGATGCTGTAAATCCCGGTACTAGACAACCGTACTGGACACCCATCACCAACCCCACCACAGTGGCTGATCAGATGAGTACCCGTCCCAAAGATCTTTCAATCAATGATGCATTGTTGGCACAGGCACAAGCAGATGTGCCATTCAGCGGATACGACAACACCAAATTTTATATACTGCCAACCACAATGCATGGCCAGCCCGGCGGAGACAGCTTGCTGGCATCCGATGACAACACTGGTGCTGGTACCACACAGACCGGCATAGGCGAAACTCCTGGCAGTTTTGGTTATACCATGGGCTATTTGACCGGCGGATACGATCCTGATACCGGTTATCTGTTGCCACCCAACGGTCTTCCGGTGACCCCGGGTGTGAGTTTTCCGCCCGACCCAGTGATTGGTGCCTATGCGCTCAGACTGGACTATTTTCCCAATCGACTGTTCCGCTATGATGGTGCCCGATGGGTTGCCATAGAAAGTGCTGTCAGGACCGATCTTGACCTGGCTCCGGCTGCACAAACTCAACGCAACAGCTTTGTGAACAATACATACACTGTACCAACCACAGATCTGGGCAATATACCAAGTCGTCAAAGTCTCAGCCAGATCTTGCGGCCCTTGGCCGACAATGGTGATCAGGGAGGTAATTTGCCGCCCAACCCACCACCTTCATACTAGGAATATCATGGCCGTAACACAGTTTTTTTATGATGCGCAGATCAGACGATTCATGTTGCAGTTCGCCAGGATCTTTAGCAATTTCCAGGTTGAATACGGACGCAACGAGGACGGAAAAAATGATACTCTAGTGCGTGTGCCAGTACGCTATGGTGACAGCAGCCGCCAGGCACAAACCATCATACAGCAAAATTCAGCCAGTGAACTGCCCAGCACGCCGTTGATGACGTTTTACATAACCGATCTCAAATACAACAGGGCCATGATACAAGAACCCAATTTTGTTGGCACCATCAATGTACGACAACGCACCTATGATAGTGTGACCAACACCTATGATACCACACAAGGTAATGCGTTTACTATAGACAGACTCATGCCAGTTCCGTTTGAACTGACATTGAAATTGGACATGTGGACGTCAAACACCAATCAAAAAATGCAACTGCTGGAACAGATCTTGGTATTGTTTAATCCCAGTCTGGAAATACAAAGCACCGACAACTATATAGATTGGACCAGTCTTACCACAGTTTATCTAGATGATGTGAACTGGAGTAGTCGTGTGATACCAGTTGGTACCGACAACCCCATAGACATAGCTACTCTGACTTTCAAACTACCCATGTGGATCTCCAGTCCAGCCAAGGTCAAGAAACTGGGTGTGGTTGAAAGAATAATAGCCAGTATCTATGATGCCAACGGCGATGCCAGTCTGGCAGTGACCGACAATGACCTATTGCTGGGTACCAGAATGGCCATAACACCTTACAACTATCAAGTGGTACTGATCAACAATCAGTTACAGGTATTGCCCGAACCTGTTGTGGTTGATCAGAGCAATGCCAGCCTGACAGCGCCCGATAATCCTGATACCAATCTGACTTGGTCGGCCGTGATTGGACTATACGGTACTCTGCGGCCCGGAATCAGCTACATCAGTCTAGAACAGCCCGACGGAACCGAAGTGATTGGTACTGTGACCTACGACCCAACCGATGATCGATATCTGCTGTACAGTACCAATATCGATACTGTACCAGCTGATACCCTGACTGCGATCGATGCTGTGATCAATCCGCTGTTGAGCGGGCCCGGAACTGGATTGCCCGAACCTGCGATAGGAACTCGCTATCTACTGACCGAGAGCAGTGGTGACTGGGATGATCCATACAATCAACATGCCGCCGCATGGTCCGGTACCTCAGGGGCACCCATGGTGGCCCAAGCCAACGACATTATTGAATGGGACGGAGCCAGGTGGACCATTTCTTTTGACAGCGCCAGCAGTCCCGAAAACTATCAATATGTGACCAACATTACCACAGAACTGCAATATAGATGGACTGGCCAAGCCTGGGTCAAGAGCTACCAGGGCTTGTACAAGGGAGGCCTATGGACTCTGGTATTGTAACTGCTGTAGGCATATGGTTTTACAGCATAGCCACCAGACGCTATCTTTATCTGATGAGGAACGATACCAAACATCCGGATACCTGGGGCCTGCCAGGGGGGCGTTGCGAATCTGGTGAAACCTTGATTGAAACTATCGAGCGTGAATGCCGCGAAGAACTAGGTTGCATGCCCCAATATCTCAAATTGGTCCCGTTAGAAAAATTCACCACAGCCGATCTGACGTTTGCTTATCATACATTTTTTTGTAGCGTCGCAGAAGAATTTACACCTGTACTCAACGACGAGCACGTGGGCTGGGCCTGGATCGACAGCGGGCGTTGGCCCAAACCGTTGCATCCGGGCTTGTGGAGCACTGTGAATTTTGACACTGTGCAAGACAAAATACAGCTGATCGAATCACAGATTCAAATGTCGCAGTAGCCTATAAAATCTCTATAATTTAACGCCCGTGCGTTGGGCTGATCCAGCCAAGCATCGGGCATGTTGGTGGGTTCGCCTGCAAATGTGAATTGCGTTCCTGAATAGGCCTGTATCACAGATGTAATCTGTTCGATCCATCTGTTGGAGCCGGTGTCGGTTTCTTTATGATAACCCAGCATGAATATTTCACTGTGTCCATCAAATGCTGCCAGATACATAATGATAGCAATGTCCAACAGTTGAGGTTTGTACGGTATCAGATAAAATTTTTCTGGATGCTGTATACAGTTCCTGGCATTGGTATACACAATATTTTTTTCTGCGTAGCCGGATTCTAACAGTTTAGCTAGTCCGTCTGTGGTGGTGTCGACGGCAAAATCCAATGGCATCTCGTGAGCTATTGCACCAACTCCGTAGGTTTGTAATTTTTTTGATCCCAGCAGTCCGCCGCGATGGCGTTGTAATCTAGTGTAATCAAAATATTCACGCTCTGAAGTGTGCCCAATGCAGACTGCACGACCGCTGATGTGATGATTTTCAATTGGATTGGCTATCCATTCTCTGGTCTCTTCACGTTTGCGACCGGCCCAACGAGTATGTGTGATAACGAACTCGCCAGCATAATCTGTACGATATTTTGCATCCATGCGATTCCCCTTTGCTATTATTTAGCTGTGGGGAACAGGTAATCTCTGGCGTGTTTGATTTGATCGCTGCGATCTATCAACTGTTGCTGTATGATTGGGTCAACCAAATCTGGATGGATCCACCAATCCTCGTAGCTGTGCGTGTGGTTGTATGCTATATCACCGGCTGCTAGCACATAACCTTTGCCGAGTAAAAATTTCCTGGAAAGATCTCTTATGCTGGGGTCCACGTAGTAATCGTGCTCAAAAGTTATGGTGGCAAATCTCACAGTATCAAACGGAATACGTTGTAGAATAGCGAACGAGTGGCTGGGCGGATCACAGTCGACCTGTAGGTAATCAAAATCTCCACTGAATCCCACAGTGAGCAAGAACTTGGCATAGTCCACACGCATGGCATCCAGGCAAAATACCAGATTGTCACGTTCGCGCATGAACTGTTCGACCACTTGTTGGTTGATGTCCATGCTGACCCCGGTCCAGCCAAATTTGGTTTCTAACAGGGCTGTGTTGTTGCTGTCAAATGGCTCAGCACAGCCAATCTCCAAATATCGACCATTGCGCTTGCCGCCGGTGGCTGACAACACAAATAGATCCTGGTAGCTTTGTGCATGATTATGTTCCAGTTGATCCAGTCCCGCAAATGGCGCACGAGCACGTGATGCCAATTCGGGTTTGTAATCTGTTCGTGTGTTGGGCCAGCCTATGTTGCCTAAATTTCTATCCACAGCCAATCGAAACAGATCATTCATCCGATGTCCAAACTTGAGATCGTGCATGATCTGTCGACTTTCTTCACACAGCCCTACCCACCATGAGGCCACACCCTTTTGAAAAATCAAACCGTACTGTCCTGGATACTGAGTGTCAGTCTTTAACGGGTCAAGATCAAACCGAGCCGCATGCAGACCCACACAGGCCATGGTATAGCTTTCGTGCCATTCTCGATTGAATTCATGCAGGCGACTGAGCAGGAAATAGGCTTCAGGACGATCGATCATGAGCGTGATAGCCTTTTGCAAGATCACTTTCTCGGTGTCATCACGAGTTTTTTGTCGTTCAAAGCACAAGGCCATCCTGATCAAGGATTCGTACTGCTCGAGATCAGTTGTGCTACGTTCGGCTGCACGCAGATAAAAACTGATAGCGGCACCAGTCTGGCCCATCTGTTCGTATTCCTGTGCCAGTGCAAAATTGGCCATTGAGTCATTGTGGTTGTTGATATATTGTTGTAGTCGCTGTGCAAACATGATCACACTCCTAGATATTCACGCAACACAGTTTTAGGCATACGCAAGATGAATGCTGCGTTGTCTTGGAATCCAAAACTCAACAAAAGATCGTCTCCTACAAAAGCAGCACCGCAACAAAACTCGATATCGGCATTCATGAATGTAAATGCGTCGGTGAATTTGACTATGTTCCACGATCGGTCCCAGACCAAGAATCTGTGTTTGTAGTTGGCATCTTTTTCACCATGCTCGCTCTTGAACAGATCCACTTCGTGTATGAGTGCCAAATAAAGATCGCCATAGGGTATGACCTGGCTGCTGCCGCGGAAATCGGGCTGACCACTGATAAATTTGGTTTCATCCAGATGCACTGTTTCTGTGATTCCGGTGGCCGGGTCAAACCTAACTACTTCGGTAGGATTGGACCACTTGACATAGTGATAGGGCTGATCCAAGATCGGCATCCAGTTCTTTTCGCAATAGCTGGCGTTGGCTCCCGGTGCCGGAATACGAGTGCGTTTGATTTCTCGCACAATATTGGTCTTGACCGATAGCTCGCTCAGTTCCATCCTGCCTTGGCCGTTTGTGGTAGTGTCTCGTCTGACTCCGCTCAGGAACATCTTGTTGTCCCAACGAAACAGGCGTGCATCTTCTAGGCCTACAAACTCCCATATGGGTTCCACATCCAGACGGGTAGTATCCACGGCCGTGATCTGTTTGAGAGCAAGATCTGGATTTAGTACGCCAAAATAGTTCCAGGTCCGTAGTTTGCGATCATTTTCAGGATGCAGATATTGCAAAGGTCCATATCTGTGTTGGAATCGTTTTTGCTCGGAATGGTAAAGGGTATAGTTGACATGACGTATGTTGACCAACAACTGGTCTCCGTCTAGATAGATACTGGGATTCATGAGCCCGGTTCCATTGGTCAATTCACTGGGTATGATCAAGGGATGTATGCTACCACCTCGATCTAGACTGGATTTTACCAGACCCGACTGGGCAATTTGTTGGGATAAGTTCATGTATACTAGCATTTATGACGACAAATGCTAGTATACATTATTCTTTGATCAGGCGCGACCTACGGATATTTCAATCACACCTGGCGTGGCACTGTCGTAATCTTGTAGGGCTTTACCGATTAGACAACCGGGTTGGTACTGCGCCGGATCCAATTTGACTGCTGTTCCTGGAACAGTTCCAGTTACAAGTCGATCACCTTTGACTATGGGTCCAACCACCCGACACGGCACGCGACCAACCAGGGCAATTGGCAACACATTTTCTCCGCTCTGGAATCCGTTCATGAGGTGTGCTGGTTCGGTAGATACCACCCCAGCTATGGCAGGATCGCTAGCAGAATTGCTGATAGTGATTTCATTGGCACCACCAAATACCATAACTGTGCCTGGTTCGTAGTCGGTATCGGCTGCGTAGCATTCTGCCAAGTCGGCATATTGCGCTGTGGTTGCTGTGACTGTGAGCACATTGGTAGCAGCATTGATGCTGAATGCTGTGGCAGTGGTCCGCACGCTGGGAGTTTGATTTGACCCAGCACTAGCCACAAATACTGGATAAAATGTACCAGTTGTGACTGCGGTGGCATTGATTGCTGTGCTTGGGCCTGTGGCACCTTGGCTACCTGTTGATCCAGCAGTACCTTGGCTACCTGTGGTACCTGTGGTTCCTTGACTACCATTTGTTCCAGCTGTACCTTGGCTTCCGTTTGTTCCAGCAGTACCCTGGCTTCCTGTTGTTCCTTGACTGCCATTTGTTCCAGCTGTACCTTGACTGCCATTTGTTCCGGCAGTACCTTGAGCTCCTACAGTGCCCTGGCTTCCTGCTGAGCCTGTAGCACCTTGAGCACCCACAGTACCTTGAGCACCCACAGTACCTTGAGCACCCACAGTACCTTGTGTTCCGACTGTGCCTTGTGTGCCTGTTGTTCCTTGACTGCCATTTGTTCCAGCAGTGCCCTGGCTTCCTGTTGTTCCTTGCGATCCAGTAGTACCCGTAGTACCTTGTGCGCCCGATCCTTGTACAGGCGTCCCATTGGCATACTGGAACCCGGCTGCTATAACATTACCAACTGCTGTAACACGTCCACCTGTGTTTATATTGCCACCGGTTATGTTACCGGTGACGGTTTCAGATCCGCTATTGATTAGATTAGCCACATAAACGTTACCTGTGGCACTAACTACTCCACCTGTGTTTATATTGCCACCGGTTATGTTGCCACTGGCACTGTAGCTGGCTGCTTGACTGTTTCCTGATGTACTAATAGTGCCTGTCAACAACAGGTTGCCACCTGCAAGATTGCCAGCAGCACTGATCAACCCAGTCGTAAGTATGTTGCCGCCGGTAACGTTACCGGTAGCAGTAATGCCAATGTTGGTGCTCCAAGCATTGGCCGAATTGAGATACTGCCAATTAAATAATGTACTGCCTGTTGGTCCAACTGCTAAACCAGCCGAATTGGCATTGGCATAGGTAGTGACGTTGTTGGCCAATTCGATGTAGAGATCGTTGACTGTGATTACATTTGAATTGATAAATGTGACATTGCCTTGTACGTTCAGGTTGCCAATAATGTTGGCGCTACCGCCCACATACAAATTGCCTCCAACGCTGGCCAACCCAGTTGTGTTGATATTGGCCCCAACCACATTACCTGTGGTTGAAATCAAGCCCGACGATGTTACTGATGTCAAGGTACCAACTGATGTTATGTTTGGTTGTGCATTGGCTGTCACGGTGGCTGCAGTGCCCACTGCTGATCCAGCACTGACCGCGTAAGTGGCATTGGCCACTGTGCCTGTCACATTGGCACCTGGTATACTGGTCAAGCCAGCTCCAGATCCATTAAATTGACTAGCGGTTACTGTACCAGTTGAGCTAATCAACCCGGCCGTAGCGATGTTACCACCAATAATATTACCAGTTGAGCTAATTAACCCAGCTGTAAGTATGTTGCCGTGTATAGCATTACCAGTTGAGCTAATCAATCCAGTTGTTAATATATTGCCTCCAACAATGTTGCCCGAGGCGCTGACTATACCAGTTACATATTCTCCAGTTGGAGCAAATACCGCCACATTGCCCACACCACTCACACCCACAGTGATATTGCCGCCCGACGCAGTCACGGTCACATTGCTAGTGCCGTTGTTGATGTTGGCCACGCTGGTGATCACACCAGTTAAAAGTGCACCATTGCCCAAGATATAGTTACCAACCACATTACCTGTGGTTGAAATCAAGCCCGATGATGTTACTGATGTAAGTGTGCCAACAGATGTTATGTTTGGTTGTGCATTGGCTGTCACTGTGGCCGCGGTACCTACTGCTGACCCTGCCGATGTTGCGTAAGTGGCATTGGCCACTGTACCTGTCACATTGGCACCCGGTATACTGGTCAGGCCTGCACCAGATCCATTAAACTGACTAGCGGTTACTGTACCAGTGGCGCTTATCAAGCCTGCTGTAAGTATGTTGCCAGCTGTGATATTTCCGGTTATACTAGAACTGCCCGAATTGACAAGATTTCCAGCATACACATTGCCACTTGCTGTTACTGTGGTTGCAGTTATAGTAGTAGCACCAACATTGCCGCCGGTTATGTTGCCAGTTGAACTGATCAAACCACCAGTTAGGACGTTGCCACTTTGTACGTTGCCGCCAGTACTGATAGTACCAGTAGCACTGATTGAGCTGACTAGACCAAAATTTGTCAAGCTGGAGTTGATTACACCACTAGCAAGAGTATTGCCAGTCAAATTGTTGGCATTCACACTGCTTGCAGTTACACCGGTTAATTGGCTGCCGTTACCAATAATATAATTGCCAGTGATATTGCCAGTGGCTGAGATTGATCCAGCTGTAAGTACGTTGCCGCCTGTGATATTGGCACCGGCACTTACTAAGCCAGCTGTGAGTATGTTGCCACCTTGCACATTGCCGCTGATAGCCACATTTCCTACTGTGCTTGAAACGCCTGTGGCATTGGCTGTGACTACAGCATTTCCAGAAAAAGACAGCTGACCAGCATTGGCAGTAAGAGCACCGCCGCCAAGATAGATACTGTTACCACTGACATAAAGGTGAGCCCATTGTAATGTGGGTGATCCTAGGTCTTGTGTGGCATTGGCTGTGGGCAACACACTTCCGCTGGTTATAATATTGCTACCAACTATGTTGCCTGTGGTTGATACAAGACCCGACGATGTTACTGATGTCAAGGTACCAACTGAAGTGATATTTGGTTGTGCATTGACAGTTACCGTGGCTGCAGTGCCCACTGCTGACCCTGCCGATGTTGCGTATGTGGCATTGGCCACTGTGCCTGTCACATTGGCACCTGGTATACTGGTCAGGCCTGCACCAGATCCATTAAATTGACTAGCGGTCACATTGCCCGATGCTGATATAAGACCAGTAACGTATTCGCCGGTAGTGGCCCAGACCACTACACCAGTACCGCCTATTGTGGCCGTGATGTTGCCGTTGGATGGTGCGTTTAAATTGCTAGTGCCAGCTGTGATTGGAAAACCAGAATCTGCAGCTATGACTCCAGTGAGCTGGCTGCCGTTACCAAAATAGAAACTGCCACTGGCCACGGTGATATTGCCACTGTTGGCAATGCCGCTTTGGCTGAGATCTAAAAAATCCCCACTGGCCAGTTCTTGTATTTGATCAGCTGTTGCATTAGCTATTAACGGAAATCTATTTGCCATGGTATTGTCCTAGTATCTTGTATTTATGCGACAATCGGGCATTGTACATTTCCAGCGCGACCCATGACCAATAGATAACCATACACAATAGGCACTTTCAAGCTGCCGGTGCGTTGCAAAACAACAAGGTTACCGCCGTTGCTGGATTGTACACCGGTCAACAGGCTACCGTTGCCGATAAAGTAACCGCTGGCATTGACTGTGATATTGCCGGTGGCTGAAATTTGCCCCAGTGTCTGTATGTTACCACCAACAATGTTACCGGTGACTGTTTCAGATCCGGTAACAACGGTGTTGCCAGCATACACATTACCAGAAACAGAAGCATAACTTCCGACTGTTAGATATGTGTTAACCGTGGCATTACCATATACCGTGGTTCCACTTTGTAATTTGGCCATAGTACCTTTAACTTATGCCAGTATACTCGTCAAATATTCCCGATACCAGCATTGTTCCAGTGTTGGTGATTCTATACGCTACATTTCCAGTTCCTGTTACCTCATCAAACAGGCCTGCATAGCAGGCACTGTTAGCGATATGAGCATTGCTGTATGTAGTCTCATCAAACTGGATGGTGTTAGCTATCAACAGGTTTCCAGAATTGTATAGTCTAGCGGCTAAAAATGTCATAATTGGGTTCCTTTATTAACCGAATGTAAAGTCTATACTTTGTAAGCTGGTGTTGTAAATTATGTGTCCACCTGGGCCGCTTGCATTGGCACTGTTGGCCAAATTCAAGTATGCACTGGTTGTTATGTTACCAGTTGCTGTCACCTGACCAGCTGTGGCTATGTTGCCACCAGTTACGTTGGCAGTGGCACTTACTTGTCCAGCTGTGAGTATGTTGCCACCAGTCACGTTGGCTGCGCTGGTTATGGCACCTGTGGCACTTACTAGTCCTGCTGTGAGTATGTTGCCACCAGTTACGTTGGCAGTTGCGTTGACCTGTCCGGCTGTGTTAATATTACCACCGGTCACGTTGCCAGTAGCAGTCACATAGCCAGCAGTGCTTACATTTCCACCAGTTATGGTGCCTGTGGCTGTTATCAAACCAGCTGTCAGTAAATTGCCACCAATGATGTTACCGGCAGCACTGATAGTGGTATCAAAGCTGATGTTGCCAGTGATGTTGCCGCTTACGCTGATGTTTTGTGCATAAATGTTGCCACCTGCACTTACCTGGCCTGCTGTGAGTATATTAGCACCGGTAATGTTGTTTGCACTGGTTATGGCACCTGTAGCACTGATCAAACCGCCTGTGAGTACATTGCCACCAATCACGTTACCTGTGGTAGTGATTGTGCCTGTGGCACTGATTGCTGTGACCAAACCAAAATTGGTCAAACTGGAATTAACAACACCTGAATTTATGGTATTGCCGGTCAAGCTGTTAGCATTCACACTGCTTGCAGTTACACCAGTCAACTGACTACCGTTACCAACAAAGTACGCACCAGTTGCTGCTGTGATATTGCCTGTGGCTGATATCTGACCTGCTGTCTGTATGTTGCCCGCAGTCAAATTGCCGCCTACGCTGGCCAAACCAGCTGTCAACAAGTTACCACCAGTTATGTTGGCAGTAGCAACCACTTGTCCAGCTGTGTTTATGTTGCCACCAGTGATGTTGCCAGTTGCTGTGATTAGGCCTGCTGTGTTAAAGTTGCTACCAGTAATATTGGCAGCTGTGATAGCCCCTGTGGCACTGATCAAACCACCTGTCAGCACGTTGCCACCAGTGATGTTGGCTGCGCTGGTTATAGCACCCGTAGCACTGATCAAACCTGCTGTCAACAAGTTGCCACCAGTGATGTTGGCAGTAGCACTTACCTGCCCTGTTGTATTAACGTTGGCACCCGAAATGTTGGCGTTGCTGGTAATAGTACCAGTTGCGCTGATCAAACCAGCTGTCAGCACGTTGCCGCCAATCACGTTGGCAGTAGCACTTACTAAGCCGGCTGTGAGTATGTTGGCGCCTGTGATGTTAGCACCACTAGTGATGGCACCCGTGGCGCTTACTAGTCCTGCTGTCAATATGTTGCCACCGGTGATATTGGCTGTGGCTGAAATTTGTCCAGCAGCACTTATGCCACCACCTGTCAACAAGTTTCCACCCGTCACGTTGCCGGTTACTGAAATTGTAGTACCTGTCACTGTGGCAAAGTTGATACTGCCAGTCACGCTCAAATTGCCACCATAGATGTTGCCCGCAGCACTTACATAACCAGCTGTACTGATGTTACCACCAGATATAGTGCCGGTGGCTGTTATCAAACCACCTGTGATCACATTTCCGCCGTTTACATTGCCTTGAGCACTGATGCCAATGTTGGTTGACCAAGCATTGGCCGAGTTGAGATACTGCCAGTTGAACAGGCTGTTACCTGTTGGTCCAACTGCTAAACCAGCTGCATTGGCATTGGCATAGGTGGTGACGTTGTTGGCCAGTTCAATATAGAGATCATTTACAGTGATCACATTGCTGTTGACAAATGTTACATTGCCTTGAACATTCAAATTACCAATGATATTTGCATTACCACCAACATATAAATTACCAGTTTGGCTGATATAGCCAGTGTTTACACCAGCACTGTTTACATTACCGCCAACGCTGACCAATCCACCTGTTATCAAATTACCACCAGTGATATTGGCAGATGAAATAATGGTACCGGTTGCTGTTATAGCACCAGCTGTGGTAATATTGCCGCCAGTTACGTTGCCAGTAGCACTTACCAGTCCTGCTGTCAGCACATTGCCGCCAGTGACGTTGGCAGTAGCACTTACTTGTCCGGCTGTGAGTATGTTGCCGCCAGTGACATTACCTGCTGCATTTACAGTGGTTGTGGCTGTGATTGCGCCCAAACTGATGATGTTGCCGCCGGTGATATTGCCAACCGATGTTATTAAACCACCTGTGACCAAGTTACCACCAATCACGTTACCTGTGGTAGTGATAGTACCTGTGGCGCTGATTGCTGTAACCAGCCCAAAGTTTTGTAAACTGGAGTTAATGACACCTGAATTTATTGTGTTGCCAGTGAGAGAATTGGCATTTACACTCGACGCTGTTACGCCTGTTAATTGACTACCATTACCAATAAAGAAATTGCCTTGTGGTATTGTGATATTGCCTGTGGCCGATATCTGCCCGGCTGTCTGTATGTTTCCACCGGTAATATTACCAGCGATGCTAAGTAAACCGCCCGACAGTATGTTACCACCAGTTATGTTTCCAGCAACCGATTCTGATCCAGCTATAATTGTATTGCCAGCATAGACGTTGCCAGCTGTACTAATCTGTCCAGCACTGGTAACTAATACGTTACCGCCGATGACGTTGCCTGTGACGGTAATGTAGGTTTGTACGACCGCATTACCGTATATGGTGGTTCCTGATAGCAGTTTAGCCATTTTATTTCTTTCTTTTTTTAAGTTATTCCTGACTGTTCGTCAAAATAGCCAGAAACCTGTAAAGTCCCCGAGCTCAATTCTCTCTTCGCAGTATTTAGTACAAAGGGTTTCGAAACAGTCTGTTGCGGGGTTCCATGGGTCTGAATTTTGAATCCGTTGGCACTGCTGTCTGTAAACGCACCACCGTTGTTGGGCATGCACAGCAACAGTTGTGTGTCAGACACAGCTACCAAGGGTGCATAGGGCGGTGTAAAATTGGCTGTGTACAATGCAACGCCAACCATCAAACGTAGATTGCTGATGTGTGCAACCGACCCACTGTTGCCCAGGCCAGCATTGTCGTAAAATCCGTTGACTACCCATTGGTCGGCCAAACTCATGGCGTTTGATGTCATATAGCTGGCACTGTCAATCCCGTTTATGTAAATGGCCCGTAGTCCAGTAACGGTACAGGTCACAGCCACATGGTACCAGGATCCACTGGTGTAGGTACCAGAACTGGTGATTGAGACTGGATAAGCAGAGCCATCGCCTTGTCTAAAGGTAAATTTGTCGGTGGCTGTGACACCCCAGTCTAGAGCAAAACTCTGTCCGTACTGTGTGCCATCTCCGATGCTGAATACCGCACCGGCTGTGGTAGGATATATCCAGGTTTCAAATGTCCAGGCTGTGCCAGGTGTGCCAATATTAAAAACACTGTTAGTACCGTAAAGATAATCGGTGGATCCCGAAAACAACAGGCTGCCAGCCGACAGAAAAACTTCATCAAACAGACCTGCATACACCGCGCCAGGACTTATGCTGACCCAGGATTGGGTGATTTCGTCAAAGTAGGCATTGGTAAGGAATACGCCATCTGCGGTCAGCCGTGTTGCTAGTGTAGACATGCATTATCCAAAAATAGTGTCGAGACTACCAGTGCTGGCATTGTAGACCTGATAGACTGCGCTGTTGCCATTGCTGGTCCAATCCAGTCGGTTGCCCAGGGTCACGTTGCCAGACACACTGATGTTGTTGCCCAAAAATCCTGCCACAGCAACCACATTGTTACCGGTCACATTGCCGGTGGCCGACACACGACCAGCTGTGGCAAAATTGCTGGATATCACATTGCCGTTGACACTGAGTCCGGTAGCAAAATTCCAAGTGTTGCTGACGCTGTTGTACAGCATGCTGGTAATGGTGTTGCCAGTGGCTCCAACCGTGATGCCAGCACCGTTGGCCAGGGTCGGCAAGGTCACGTTGTTGGCCAACTGCAACAGCAGGCTGTTGGTGGTCACATTGTTGGCACTGACAAACGTAGTGTTGCCCTGCACATACAGATTGCCTGAAATCACCGTGTTGGCGGTGGTTATGGTCAGTTGGTCGGGACCACCAATGGTGTTGCCGGTCAATATGACTCCGCCACCTTGTACATTGCTGCCGGTTACGTTGCCGGTAATTGACACCACACCGCCGGTGAAACTGGCCGCTGTTACAGTGGTAAATGCACCGGTACTGGCAATAGCGTTGCCAATTGGAACGTTGTTGATAGCACCCTGCGTCTGTAGCTTCCACGCCAACCCGGTCCAGATCCAGGTCTTGGTACCAAAAGTATAGGTTTGATTTAGGGTTGGCGAAGTTGGAAATGATAAGATGGCCATGATTTATTTTATACTCCTGTGGGCATTACTGTTAAAGTTACAGATGGACTTGCTGGATGAGTAAATCCTCCACTATTGGCAGCAAACGATACTAAATTTCCATTGGTTTTATTATCTACGGCCCACACTACCTCCACGTATTGATTAGCAGTAATACTGATAGGTGCTCCACCGCTTATAACTACTTGTACCGTACCTGTTGTTGATCCAGTGGCCATACTGTTAGCTACATCAGTACCGTTAAGTCTTAACCAAACATATCCTGTGGGCGATCCACCATTGCCATTAAACATTGCTGTATATGTAAAATTGTAAGTCCCTGTTTTAGTTACAATAATGCGACTATTTCCTGCGCTGTAAGTTACTCCTGAATTAGCTATGGCAGTATTCCATAAAATAACAGCAGGAGTGTTGTTGGTTGCAGCGGTAATACTAGATGTGTTGGCAAATGTACCGTAAGTAGCCGGAACAAAATTAACAGTTCCGCCAACACTTAAATTTCCAGCAATATAAACGTTGCCCGATGCGGATACAACATTTCCAATAATTGAAGCATAGGTTGTTGTTCCACTAACAGATAAGTTGCCAGCAATATTGGTATTGCCACCAACATAAAGATTTTTGGCTATGCCAGCACCACCGGCTGTTTGTAATGATCCCGAAGTGGTATTAGCAGAGTCAGTTGTGTTTTGAATAATGGTTTTTGCGTTGGAATACACTTGTCCGGTTAAGGCCTCAACTCGGAATACGGGAACGCCATTGCCATTGATAATAAACCCGCCAGTGTTAATTATAGTATTGCCGCTTAAATTCTCGATAATTACAGCGTTAGCAACGTTGCTGTCGCCTGAAAGAATAGTAATGGAGCTGGGTCCAAAGTAGGCATTTGCCCAAGGCACAGTTGGCAAGCCCAGACTGTATGTATTAGCCGTCGGCAATAAATTACCCGCGTGATATATGTTACCCCCAGATAAAGCAACAATATTGTTGGTAACCACATTACTCAATGTTATGATATTACCAGTGACGCTGAGATTGGCCTGAGTAAGACTCATTACTTGTGTTACGACATTAGATCCTTGTGGCGTGGTCCAAAATGTAATCTGGCTTCCTGCATTGGCTGTGGTCTGTGTCTCGGTGGCCACCATGTCTATGCGTGTGGTACTGATCGACGGATAAGCACCGTTGGCATAGGGCTGTGCTGCAAATCGAGCCACGGTCTGACCGGCCGTGATCTGTGTGGGTGCGTTCACATTGCCGTTGATGGCACGACCAATAAAGGCCGCATAGCTGTTGGCAGCATCGTTGTAGATCCTGGACGGCAATGTGGGTTGACCGGTAATGTGCAACATGACACCGGTGTTGTTGACTGGAATAATGTTGCCATCGGGCGTGCCAATGATATCGATAGCACTGTCCAAAGAATTCAGTATAGGGGTGTAAAAATTAACAGTGTCACTCACAGTCTGTAACAGTCTATTGCCGCCCGAGCTATAGACTCCAAATTGGCCGGTCATGTTCACATAGGCCGCAGATCCTGTGGTGGTGATGGTAAGATTGGCGTTGGATGCTGTACTCTGTATGGTATTGCCGGTGATACTGAGATTGGCATTGACTGTGATACCGGTCACGCTGACAGTGGTGCCGTCAAAGGTCAAAGCATTGCTACCAATGATAGCATTGGCACTGTTGTAGAGAATCTGTGTGTTTAAGGTATTGGTAGTAAGATTGGCATAGCCAGTTGACGAATAGGCAGTTTGGGCTTCCATTTCGGCCCATACATTGCCAGTGACGTCGTTGAACCAAATGTATTGCAAACCACTTGTGCTGTCAATCCAGGTGTCACCAATGACCAAGTTTGATGTAGGAGGTGCATTGGCAAACGTCACATTGGCCAGGCCAGTAAGATCGTAACCGTTACCTAAAATGTAGTTGCCGGCGATATTGCCACTGGCACTCACATTGCCAATCACGTACACACCATCTGTGGCCACGGTGGCCACATTGGCTATTCCTGCGGCTGTTATGGCCACATTGGCATTGCTGTATACCGTGACATTGCTGGTACCGGCATGTAGCACATTGGCATAGTAGTTCTGTGTGAATACCAGAGACGTGGTTCCAATCGTGATTGGATTGTCAGTGATCAGTTTCCATTGTGTGTCGGCGTAGATCACACCTTCGGTAACCATGACTATGGTACCGGCCAGCAATTCGCCAGTGGCATTGGTATCGTTGCTGCGGGCCCAGACGCCATTTGACCCAGAACCGGTAGTGACTATCACATAGATACCGTTTTGGCTTTGATCAGTCTGTCCGGTAACCAAGACTCTGTCGTTGACTGACAGCATGACGCCATCAACATTGTTAGGGGCCGCAGTGGTCAACGATGTTATGTTGGTCACAGTGACCACACGAGTGGCCTGTTTGTAATCTATATCATAGATTTGATACGCACGTGGTTTGGTCAGGGCCATATTGTTTTACCTTTTATTGACAGTATTTAGTCAAAAAAATAGAACTCCAGGAGTCCTATTTTTTCTAGAGCGTTGCAGCTATTAAGCCAGCGTCACAGTAGCAGTTCTTGTCACGCCGTCTGTGCCACGCACCACAAATGCTAGAGTGGTGTTGTTGACCAACTGGAAGCTCATGGTTGCGTTGGTAGTCAGAGCCGGAGCACTTGCACTCAGAGTAGTTACCAAATTACCCTTGATGTCCACTTCGGCGCTGGTGTTGCTTACGCTTACACTGGCATTGCCACTGGTACTGGCCAATTCATACAAGGTCACCGTGGTTGTGATTTCTCTTACGTCAATCACGTCACCGCTTTCTGGAGCTTCTGTGAATGTGAGCACACAGGTTGGGTAGGTTCCAGACACAGCATAAGCCAGGGTTGGAATTTGTACCACACCGTTGATACTGACCAAGCAACTGTTGGTAGTTTGTGTGCTGCCCAGTGTAAAGTTCACTGTTGCGCCATTACCAGCAAACTGTTGATCTGAAATCACAGTAAACGTGGTTGAACCCACCGGACTCCATTGTGCATTGTCGTACACTTCCAGATTGTTCTGGCTGGTATTGAAACGCACCATACCTGTATGACCTGTTGCTGGACGTTGTACAGTGTTACCAGTTGGTACCACAAAGCTGGTAGTGCTGTTCAAGGTCAAGATCGAACTGGATACTGGTGTGTTGTTACCAATCAACACTGTGCCGTCTGTGGTATC